ATTCCTGCTTCTGTAAGTATTCCTTTAAATGCTGCTTCAACTATATCTCCTATTAACATGTTCATTACGAAGGTGGTAGGCTTGGGGAGAGCCTTCTCTGGATGGTTCTTCTCCCACCAGAGTTGGCATGTAGGTCTACCTATATTTGACATACGTAGACGAAACTTATCTCTCCTATTGCCCCCACCAAACTGCCGCTTTAAAGCATCTTTAATATCATCTGCTACACGTTCTATGGTTTCATCAGACATAGTTGTCTTACCATTGGAAGCGTTATCCAGATACCTATGAAGTGGCAGTTCAGCAGGATGGTTCATTATGCGAACTCTTCAGCGTCTATATCAATAAACTCATCTACTGTTTCTGTGTCTACTGATTGATGCTTCTGCATGTTTTCATTCCAAGCACCCATAATGTATTCATTATAGTTAGCTACCCAAGCCAAGAAACTACTTAGATTTTCTTGAGCTTCATTATCTATGTCAAGTGTTTCTGACAAATCTAATTCAGCAGTAGGTAGATAGAATGAACTTCCATTTGGCAACTTGCGTTCTTCTGTGCCAGCCTTAATGTAATGCTGTACTGGCAGACGTTTTATTTTATTTAGTTTAGTAAACATTTCACCAACTATCTTAAAGGCATCACGATTCTCTACTTCCCATATAAATGGTGTAGAGTCTACATCTACAGAGTTGCCATTAGCGTCTACAGGATTTACCATTTCGACAACACCAAACACAACTCTTGTTCGTTTGATCTGTCTAATTAGATCCTGCATCTTCTCAGGTAGCGCTTTAAAGTCTGCAATATATCCAGCAGGCTTACCACAATTAAACTTACCATCGTTATCTTTTAAGTCTATGTTGAGATTGTCTGCCATGATAGTTTTAACAAACCTGTTAGGTGTGTTGTCGCTACCTTTAACAAAACGCTTGTACATAAACCTCTGTAAGAATGGCCTGATAGCTATGCTCTCTGCATAGTATGTCTCACCATCTGGTATCTCCAGTTTATATGTACCACCGCTAACAACTTCTACATTAGCCATCTTACCTTTCACTTCAGTTTGACCCATCAATGGTGTGTGGTGTATTCGTAGTCTCGCAAGAGAGTTAGTCTTCTCCTTTGTCGGCACAGCCAATGAACTCATTCCCATTGCTTTAGCCATAGCTTCATAGTTACTTGTGTCTAGTGTTGATATTTCATTCATACATTTTTCTCCTTTGTTAGACTTCTAGGTATATCATGCCACGTCTTTTGTGTCAAGCCAATTATTACCTATTTTAGCCTCTAATAGTAGTGGTACATTAAAGTCTATATTCCACTTCTTATTTATTATATCGACCAGTACTTCGTTGGTTCGATTTATAATTCGTAATACTTTTTCTTTCTCATCTGGGTGTACATCAATTACGATTGAATCGTGTACAGTATTGACAACACAAGATTTTACTTTGTTAGCCTGTAGCATCTTGTCTATATAGATAAGAGATATAGGCACTATGTCAGCAGTAGCAAATGATTGTACTGGGTAATTCTTTACCTGAGTAAAATATGTAATGCTTCCATTTGCTCTACGTGTAGCCAATGGGAATGCAAACTCACGACCTGATGGAGTACGTACATTACCTGTAGTAATTACTTCTTTGGCTAACTTCTTGTGCCATGCACCTATGCCTGAGTACTTAGATGTAAACTGTTGATAGTAGGATGCTTCAGCAGGTGTACGCCCGAACCCAGACGCACCGTAGAGAGGGGCAAATGTATGTGCCTTTGCGTCTTGGCGAGAAATGTGTTGCCCTGCTTCAGTAATAACTTTAGCTGTATAGCTGTGTACATCAAAGCCTGTAGTTACTTCCTCTATTGCAATCTTATCTTGACTGAGGAATGCGGCTACACGAAACTCTAACTGAGCGAAGTCAGCTTCGAGAATCTGTCCACCATCCCAGCGAGATACAAATACTTTCTTAACTGGGAATGTACCTCCACGTGGCATGTTCTGCATGTTAGGATCAGCACCAGATAACCTGCCTGTGCCTGTCCTGTGCTGTAGTAGACGTACATGCAGCATACCATCAGGTTTTACATAGGTAGCTATGCCCTCAACAAAGCTAGATAGATATGTGTCCAGAGCAGACAACCTGCGTACTCTCTGTAAAAACATCTCAGCATCATACATACCTCGTGATCTGGCTATGCCTTCTAAATATATTAGAGTATCCTTACTTGTACTGAAGCCGTTGGCACTTACCCACTTAGCATCAGGTGCATTGAACTTTAACCCAGCTAACTCTTTTCTATCACGATACAGATACCCTGCACTTGCACACTCAGGACAGTTGTTTGTATTCTTATATGGTGAGCCATCCTTACGCTTCTTACGTATCCAACCATGACCCTTGCACTGTGTACAGACAACAGCATACTGTTTGTGTAGAGGTAAAGTCATCTGTCTTATGTTTGCTAGGTGTTTCCTATCAGACACACGATCATCATATGCTTCAGCCCATACTTTCTTATCAAATACCTTACGGCTAAATATAACCCATGACAACTGCTCTGGGCTGTTAAGGTTGATAGGTCTGTCACCCATGAGTTCCTGTACCTGTTTCTCTAGCTGTACTGTAAGCTCCTGCTTCTCCTGTTCAAACTCTTTGCGTACCTCTTCAAGTGCATTCATGTCTACCTTGAAACCACGTTGGTATATACGTGCTAGATGTACAGCTAAGTCATTGGTCAGTCGTATTGTATCTACTAATGTTCTGCCTGTGCCATATGTATACTGCCTGTCCTGATGCCTGAACAACTGTTGTGTCGCATGTAGGTCAGCAATAAGATACTCAGACAACTCATCATGTGGTATCTCTGATACATTCAGTCCTTGTTTAAAGTATTCTTTCAGTGTGTCCTGCTTCTGTGTATGTAGTTGGTGTCTTTCTGCACATGCTTCAAGAGACAGTGGTTCTTTCTGCCCACGCTGTAGTATATACTCACCTAGCATAGTATCAAACACTCTGCCATCATATGTAAAGCCTGACTCCCACAGCCACATCAAATCGTGTACCGCATTGTGAGCAACCAAACGAGTAGTACGATCAAGCATCTTCTGTACTATCTCTCTGCCATTTTCTGTGGGGGGATGCTCTGTATGGTCAAACGTTACAATTTGCTCAAGCCCAGTACCATCTAGCATCCCCACCATAACAAGTGTATTCTCTGGTTCAAATGGATCAAGATGCATCTTACCATTTCTTTTGACTACTGTGTTTTCTACATCTAGGATTGTTATCATGTTGGTGATTCCTTTTTACTTATAATATCCATACTTATCTTTTTTGTTAAACACCTCTTTTAACTCTTGTAACCCATCTTTATCTGTGTTGTCAATACTATTTATTATATTTACTACTTTATCTTTACTTATTTTAAACCACTCAGAGTTATATTTGTCTGCAATTTTACGTGCCTGTATGTGTGCCTTTGATTCTGCCCTACGTCTATTATGAAAAAACTCTTTATGTAACAACTCATAATCTCTATGTGGACTAGATGTTTGGTAGCCCTTTAATCTGTCCTCTGCATCTACAGCCATACCTATTTTTACCCAACCTTTCCATGCTTTGTTTTCTATAGCGTAAACGTAACCAGATTTTTGTTGATTGTATAGGTTTGTAACTACTGTATTAATTGTAGATACATGTGGTGTGCTATATTTTATTTTATCTAGGCTTCCACCTTGTTGGAGATAGCCTTCTAATGTCCTGTACTTTCCAGCCCAGAATATTAATCCATCATCAGTCATGTTATGATTTACACCTTTTCTTCTCCATTGAAAGCCATCATAATACATTCCATTATCTCTTATATCACCTCTAATTGGTTTCATACTACATACCTCGCTGTTTTGTATTCTAATTCGCAATGGATAATGCCATGCCATCCTGATAACTTATTCTTAACTAGGTTCAGGTGACGCATAGTATCTTCTTCCTCTTGCCCTTCTACTGGTGGGTTCTTCGCTATCAGTATCATCAGGTCAGCTTCTGCGGCCTTACCTGTACGTGAGCCTTCCATCATGGCCTGATTGAGTACCACCTTATTCTCTGCATCAGCAGATAACTGTGACATGTAGAATATTGCACACTCATGTTGCTTGGCTATCTGCCTAGCATGTATAGCGTTAGCCTTGAGTGCCTCATCTGTTCTGGCAAAGCCACCAGTACGAGCAAACTTATCCCCCATGTCAAGTATAACTACGTCAGGTTTATAAGACTTACACACGCTCTCAACCCAAGCCATGTCACGATTACTTGCATCTTTAATTCTTATATTGTTTTTTACCTTGGCGTATAATTCTCTAGCTTTAACAGGATCTTTCTTTATCTCATGCATAGTCATACCTGTAGCGGCAGTTAGATACCTAGCACCGACACGATGAGATCCTTCCTCGTTACACAGGATAATACATTTAGCACCCTGATGAGCAAAGCCGTTTGGTGCGGCAACTAATGACGCATGAAATGATGTCTTACCAGTATTAGGCCTAGCACCTATCTCAATTAGATGTCCATCGTTTACGCCTTCCAGCTTACGTGTAAGCGTAGCTATGTTGAATGTCCAACGTGCTTCTAGGTCATTCTTAGAGAGTAACGTATCTATTTCTATGTCATCCCACTCGATGTTTAGATCAGGTGTAAAGTCATCAGCATACTGTTCCAGAAGGTTACGTAGTGGCTCAAGGCTTGTCTTGTCACCATTTACATAGTCAAAGCCTAGATTGGCTATATCCTCACCGACTACCTGTTGAAACAGCTTGGACAATACTTCCTGTGCTATGTCATTACCTAGTGGTGGCTTGCTCGTTATCTGCGTAAACAAAGCACTGTATGCCTGCTTCTGTGCTGTAGTCATTGTCGGATTGTTCGACATAAATAGTGATTCTATCTCAGCAGGTGTAACAGTACGCTCGTACCTGTCCATTGCTGCATCTACTGCTTCTTTAATCTTGCGTACATCCTTGCTGAACAACCTGTTCGGGCATCTAGCCCCACGATGTTCATCATAAAATTCTTTGTCCATTAGACTGCGTATTA